TCTTGTTGTATCGTTCACGCTTTCTTAGTTCTTTTGCTATCTCTACCGCTTTTTCCATATCCACTGGCATAGGCGGCTCTTGCTTGCTTTTCAGCGGATGCTCTACTTGCATAGCATTTTCCAGATTTTCCCCATTTATATCCTTTCTTTCCGTTGGGTAGTTTACATGATTGTATTGGCATTAATATGATCTACCAGATTGCATAAGCCTTAGCCTTTCTAACCGAGAAAGATTTTTTTCTGGTGTTTCTGGTGTTTTTATCATGGCATTTAAAAGACCGATAGTTTCTGGAATAGCCTGTTTACCACCTTCATAAAGCCATTGCATCGCGGCCATTGGATTAGGGGTGAGGCTTGCCGTATTATTGGCTCCAAACATATCAAATGTTTTGCTTATAGCGTTGTCTGCTTTAGACCCGAAATTTAGTAAACCTTCCGGCAGGGCGTTTGAGACTATTTCCTCACCCTCATCTACCATTGCTTGAGCGCGATCAGAGGCCAACAACCATAAAGGCAAAGTTGCCGCACCCACCCAAGGAAAAGGGCTTAAAAATACCCCACGCCTTGCTGTAGGCTTTCTAACAGGCTTGCCGCTTGCATCCGTTTCGCCTCTTTGCGATTGCCCTAATTGTAGTATTCTTGCCAGACTACCTTCGCGAGTAGAGGGTTTGAATTCCCCTATCCCTAATGGAGCAAGTTTTTCAGGAGTAAGAACATTACTCAGCGATCTATTTAATGTCCTTTGTAGGGCCTGAAAATTTCTTCTATTACTAAGCCCAATGCCTTGAAAATCCCCCTCTGGGCTAACAGCGCCGCCAACAAGTTTACCATCTATTATTTTTGGGCTACCACCGGGAAATATATGGTCTAAATCATCTACGTCTGGGATTTTACCATCTTTAAAAAAATTTTCCGCTTGTTCCACAACTACATTCTTTACTAATGCGCGTATTTCTTTTTCATCTGATTCTTCAAATAAATTAGCAACTAATTTTTTAGAATCTGCTTTTATTTCTCCATCTACAGTTTCATAGGAATGTACTTTTGACTTTGACTTTATGCTGTGTAATTTATCTCTTGTTCTTTTTTCAATAAATTTTTGCACCTCTGGGGAATCAATAGATAACCCCGCCTTTTTAAAATTCCTTAATTCATCTTGATAACTATAGGTGATCTCAGGATTTCCCGCTTTTATTCTTTTTCTAGATAAGTGGGCATTTTTTCTTTGTCTTTTTTGTTTTGGAGTGCCGCCTCGTTGAAGATTGTGTTTTTCTAGATACTTATCTATTTCCTCTGGAGTGCTAACCTCTTTTGTCCTGCCAGTATTTTCAGTAATAGTAGTGGGGCTTAGGTCTAGGTTAAATTTTTCGTATACTTTCTTTGCTATCTTTTTATTAGATGTGCCTTTAGCCGCTAATTTTTTTATTAATGCTTTTGCTTCTGGCGGAACTCTTGACGGATTCTTTGTCAACCTTCCTTCAATTTCTTTCCAATCTGAATCTACTAATGCTTGACCAATTAGTTCTGAATCTTTTTTTGATGTAGTTCCACTACTTCTCAGTAATTTTTTCCCTTTTGAATCATAACCTACAATGTTCCAAAAAGGGCGTTTTGGGTTTTTTACAAGATAAAAAGTAGAAAACTTTTTTTCAGACATCTTAATTCAAAGGGCCAACAAGAGACTCCAACTCTCTCTGTAATTCCTCCGTTGATTTCTCTTCAACGTGTGAGACTTCCTGCTTGATCTTCTCAGTGGGTTTAAGACCAGCCCTGTCCAGTATATCCTTCACAGCGCCAAGTCGCACAGATTCGCTCTCAGCGCCTTCTGAAAGAGATTTCAGTTGCAATAAGGCTCCCGGCACACAGTCTTGAATCATCTTGCGTGTACGGGATTCTATCTCTTTAGAGAACTGGTTCTTTAACTCATACCCTCTTTGCTTCGGATGGGAATACCCTGCAATCTGCGCGGCTTTAGCGGCACTCCCATGAAGACAGTATTGCTCAATAAATGTTTCTTGTTTTTCAGTTCTCATCTGTTCCATATACCATTGCGGGTAGTATTGACGAATGTAATGCTTCAGCGCCTCTGCCTAACGTAAAAGCGTCAGAGGGTCTATCATCTAATTTTTTCCTCATCGACTCTATTACAACATCCCTATCCATCCTTCCTTCAGGCATTAGTCTAGACGTTGGAACTGGCCTTATAGTTAGGGATTCTGGGGCATCTTTGGCTAATTTAAAATTCATTGTATCCATAACAACAAATCTATTTTTTTGCCCAAGTTTAGCAACTGCGTCTAAAATCCTGTTAGCACCCAACTGATAGTGGTCGTAGTTTACAAGGACTCCCGAACCAGTATTGGGGTCTATTACAAATCTATGATTCATTGTTGCCAGTAAGCGATCAGGGGTTAAAGAGGTTGTTCCGAAACTTATGTACCCATCCTTTTCGACTAGCGTTTTTTCTAGCGTCTTTAGGTTATGTCCACCAATCTCTTCTACAGCCTTTAAAATCTTTGCCTTAGTTAGCGGTAGGGTTATTCGCGGAAATGCCTGATGGACGGCATAGTAAGCGTTTGTATTTAAGCCATCCTTGTCAAGTCGGCTTGCTATAGCAGATGCTCTTGTTCCCGCTCCTTCAGCGCCCTCTAAAGGTTTTGTAACCCAATGAATATTTTTACCCTTTACATCAAGATGATTTCCGATAAATGGAACCACATGACCCAGCGCTTTAGAGTCTATATCCCCACCTATGGGTAGGAGTTGTGGATTTTTTAATACATCATCAAATGATGCTATCTTAGATGTTGGGAATATTTGTTGTAACAAGCCTTCCTCAAGATTTTTCAATCTTTTGCTATCTGGGCTATACATACGTTCAGTAGCCATCACCTTGGCTATCTCGTTGAAATACTCATTCCAAGCGGTTTTTATAACCTTATCCGCTTCTTTTTTGGACTCCCAAAGTTCTTTTCCTTCCCCTACCTTTAACTCTTTGTTCGCCCTTTTTCTTGCATCCCTCCTAGTCATTCCTTGGGATTGGTAATACTCTATTCTTGGTATTAATTTAGTATTAAAGGCTTCTAAATATTTTGCAGAGTTTAGTTTGGACTGATCCATAACCCCTTCTAATCTTCCTAACTCTTTTGCCGTTATTGGGCCTAAACCATAGGTTTCAGACAGATACGCGGCTTTGGGGGCAAATACTTTGGTTAATGCCGACTTGGCAACCTCAAGAGGCATTTGCGCTACTTGAGCATACTTCCCTCCCTGATACCAAGGGATATCAAGACCGCCTCCGCCCTCTCCTTCTGCCTCTGCTCTCTTCATTCTGGCGAGATACAAATCTCCCGCCATGCCGCCCATACCCCTTTCAGCCGCCCCCTTTAAGCCTCTTACAGCCTTTGTGGGGGAAATTGTTGACGCTATTCCATATAAAGATTGGTCAAGGAGGTGGGAGGCATAAGGCCATTCACCCGGAATAAAATCCAAAGCATTTGGTATAGCCCCTGAAGCGGCCCTCAACCCCTCATCTATTACCCCACCGATTTCTCCTGCGGCTTGGGAATAATTTTGTCCCGCTTCGGTTCTTGGCTCATAAGACAGTAGGTTCACCAAATCCTTTGTCACATCCCACTGTTGCCTCTCACCCAACCCCGGATATTTCTCTTGCATCTCTGGTGAGCCTCGCCCAGCCAAAGTATCATACGCTACTCCGGGTAGTCCTACCAATGCCCCAAATAAATCACCACCCATCTGCAAGCCTAATTCACCTACACCTAAAGCATCTTCAATTAAGCCATATTTTAGTTTTCTGTTAGCCATATATTAGAGAATTCTTATGAAGGGTAAAATGTCCTGATGGTGAGTGGATACAATATAATAGATCAACATTATAAAAAAAAGGGGTGCAGGGGGGACACGGGATGGGCCGGTTTCGCGCAGACGATGGCCCGATAGTCGATAGCCAACAGGCGCGTTACTGGTTGCCGGGGATACACTGCAATAATAGACCGGGTTCGGAACCGGTTGGTTTGGACTGGTGTGTGAGTGTGTGTCTGGAATGTCCAATCACAGCACCAAAACACCATGCGAAAAATAATTGAAAAAAGTGTTGACACTGTGCTGGTAATGTGGATAATGCGCTTTGTCACTCAACAACAGGACACACCAATGAAGAAATTTACAGACACATTCCCCGGTTGGCTCATCGCTTGCCACGTTGGAATCATCGCCCTTGCAATCTTCACAATCATAGGACTGTAATAATGAAAAGATCAC